GGTAAAGGATCTGACGATGGTAGATTCATTGGTACTAATGTACTTAATGAAGCATTCCTTGAGAGATTCCCTGTAACCTTTGAACAGGCATATCCTTCTCCTGTTACTGAGACTCGTATTCTTACTAACATTAAATGTGAGAAAGAGTTTGCTGAGAACCTAGTTAAGTGGGCAGGTGCAATCCGTAAAACATTCTATGATGGTGGAGTAGATGAGATCATTACTACACGTCGTTTAGTTCACATTGCTCAAGCGTACCATATCTTTGGTGACAAGTTAAAGGCATTGACCAATTGTATCAATCGTTTTGATGATGATACTAAGCAATCATTCCTTGATTTATACACAAAGGTTGACGCAGGAGAAGAAACAGTGTATAATGAAGACGGACAAATGACAGACGAGCAATTGCTTGCATCATTAGATGAATAACAAGTATAGTGAACAGGAGATCTTGAAAGAGATCTCCGATTACATTTCAAACACATACCGAGGTCATTATTCTGTAGGAAACGTACAGACTCTTGACCTTATTGATTCTGTGGGTGACGCAGAAGCATTCTGTAGAAGTAATGTTCTGAAATATGCATCAAGGTATGATCGTAAAGGATCTGCAAGGAAAGATATTATCAAGATCATTCACTATGGTATGCTACTCTTACATTTCAATGATAAGAGAGAAGCAGCAAATCAATCAATCGCAAACAATCCTACAGCATTCTCAGTTGACTACGACAAATGACAGTAATTTCTAGAGAGACCATTGATATTCTGAAGAACTTCAGCAGTATCAACAAGTCTATTGTAATTAAACCAGGTAACACTATTAGAACTCTTAGTGTTAACAAGAACATCCTTGCCTCAGCAAGTATTGAAGAAAGTATTGATCAACAGATTTCAATTTATGATCTTAGTTCTTTCCTAGGTTGCTTGAGTTTGTTTGATCAACCTCAATTTGATACTACTAACACACAGTATCTAACTGTAACTAACAGTAGTGGTAAATCTAAGACTAGATTTTTCTATGCTGACCCTGATGTTATAGTACAACCACCAGATAAAGATCTTGATCTTCCTTCAGAAGATGTACGTTTTGTTTTAAGTGCTGAGAATTTGAATGCACTTCAACGTGCAGCAGCAGTATATGGTGTACCTGATCTATGTCTTGTAGCACATAATGGTAAGATGACCTTACGTGTTACTGATAAGAAGAACGATACATCCAATTCATACACAGTAGAAGTTGGTGAAACCGATGCTGAGTATTGCTATTGTTTTAAGATTGAAAATTTAAAGTTAGTTCCTTGTGATTATCAAGTAACTATTAGTGATGCTAATGTTGCTTTCTTTCAAGGTACAAATATCAGATACTGGATTGCCCTTGAACCATGAAGAGTGTATGGAAACATACGTTGAAAGTACATAAGCAGTTAAAGAATCCACTGCTAAGATCCATAGCATATACAACTGCTAGTAATTGTACACAACCTAATGGTGATCAGATCTCAAGAACTGATTACTATGAGAAAGTACAACTAACAGATAAGAACTACTTCACACTCTTCTATGATCAACTAGGAGAGTTTTTTGATGAGGTTGGTGAGAGATATGTGCTTAAAGATTTTGATGTGGTCAATGGATGGTTTCAGCAATATCAAACAACTGATATTCATAACTGGCACTTCCATGGAAATACAAATGTTGCATGTGTTTACTTTCTAGAAATGGAAAAGAAAGAAGACAGTACGTTATTATATGATCCTGACACTATGCTGAAATATCAGCATGATGTTGAAGAAGGTGACATCCTAGTATTTCCAGGATGTATACCTCATTGTTCTCCTGCCTTGACAAACAGCGAGAGAAAGACTATTATAGGTTTTAACCTATCCTTTAAAACAGCAAACGCTGCTATATTAGATGCCAAGTGATTTCCTCTGGGTAGAGAAGTACAGACCCACAAAAATTGATGATTGTATTCTCACTGATTCTATTAAGGATACTTTCAAATCTTTCCTAGATAAAGGTGAGATACCAAATCTCTTACTAGCAGGTCCGCCTGGCGTAGGTAAGACCACGGTAGCAAAAGCATTATGCAATGAGTTAGGAGCAGATTTCTATGTCATTAATGGGTCTGATGAAGGTAGATTCTTGGACACTGTACGCAATCAGGCAAAGACCTTTGCTTCTACTGTCTCTCTTGTTGGTGGAGCGAAGCACAAAGTACTTATTATTGATGAAGCAGATAATACCACCAATGATGTCCAGTTACTATTACGTGCAAGCATTGAAGAGTTTCAAAAGAACTGTCGTTTTATCTTTACATGCAACTACAAAAACCGTATCATTGAACCCCTCCATTCTCGTTGTAGCGTTGTTGAATTTGGTATAACTGGTAAGGCAAAGATGGAACTGTCTCAGCAGTTCTTCAAACGTGTTAATACTATTCTCGGTACAGAGAATGTTGAGTTTGAGATGAAGGTAGTTGCTGAGTTGATCAAGAAGTACTTCCCTGATTGGAGAAGAGTACTGAATGAACTACAACGCTATGCAGCAGGTGGTAGAATTGATAGTGGTATCCTATCCATTATTGGTGATGCTAAGATGGATAAGTTGGTTGAAGCATTGAAGCAAAAGAATTTTACTAACGTTAAATCATGGGTAGTTCATAATATTGATAATGATGTTACGAGTTTATTCAGACAGATTTACGACACCCTATATACTAAACTGGAACAGCAGAGTGTTGCTGCTATGGTTCTGATCATTGCTGACTATCAGTATAAAGCAGCGTTTGTTGCTGATCAAGAAATCAATCTTCTAGCATGTCTTACACAATTGATGATGGAATGTAATGTCAAATAAAGTTGGCGAAATAGCAATCACTCAGAGAAAGATTGATCTACTACAGATGATGAATGAGAGTTGTTATCGTAAAGGTAACTTCAAACTATCATCTGGGAAAGAAAGTGAACACTATATTAATTGTAAAAATTTAACCTTATCAAGTACTGGACTTCGTATGATCTCGCAGTTAATGTATGAGATGGTAGAAGAGAACTCTTCAGCAGTAGCAGGTCTTACATTAGGTGCTGATCCCCTTGTAGCAGGTGTGTCATTAACATCCTATGGTAAACTAGATGCATTCATTGTTCGTAAAGAACCTAAAGGACATGGAACTCAAGCATGGATTGAAGGTCCTCCTCAAGTAGAAGGTGCTAGAGTTACTATTTTAGAAGATGTAATTACTACAGGTGGTTCAGCAATTAAGGCAGCAGATATAATGAGGAGAGCAGGTTATCAAGTTGAGAGAGTTGTTAGTATAGTTGATAGACAAGAAGGGGGAGAGCATGCTATAATGAATGCAGGTCTAGAACTAAAGAGTATCTTTACTATTGAAGATTTCAAATGAAAGCATTGAAAACACCACTCAGATATCCTGGTGGTAAGTCTAGAGCAGTCCCTAAACTTGCACAATGGATTCCTGATTTAACTAATTACGATATCTATCGTGAACCATTCTTAGGTGGTGGATCAGTAGCATTACATGTTACTAAAACCTATCCTAAACTTAGAGTATGGGTTAATGATTTGTATGAACCCCTTGTCAATTTCTGGCAGCAACTTCAACATGAAGGTGATTATCTTTATCAAGAGATAACCAAGGCAAAGAACTTTCATCCAGACCCTGACTCTGCTAAAAACTTATTTACCGAATCAAAACAAAAGATTAATGATGACAACTCCTCTGCCAAAGACCGTGCTGTTGCTTTCTACATTGTTAACAAGTGTTCCTTTAGTGGTCTTACTGAGTCTTCCTCATTTTCAAAACAAGCATCAGATTCCAACTTCTCCTATAGAGGAATTGAAAGATTACCAGGCTACACTGAGTTAATTCAGAACTGGCAGATCACCAACTATCATTTTGCTGCATTACTAGATGACAATCAGAAAGCATTTGTATATCTAGATCCACCATATGAAATTGGTGATGCTCTATATGGTAAGAAGGGTAACATGCATAAGTACTTTGATCATGATGCCTTTGCATCATCTTGTGACAATTATTGTTGTAAGCAAATGATCAGTTATAATGCTAGTCAGTGTATAAAGGATCGCTTTAAGGACTGGGGTGCAGCAGAGTTTAGTCACACTTACACCATGCGTTCTGTGGGTGACTACATGAAAGATCAGAACGATAGAAAAGAATTGGTATTAATGAACTATGAAGTGTGAAGTAAGACTATACGTAGCAGGTCAAGTATTTACAGAGACCGTTCGCTGTCGTAATTATGAAGAAGCAAGGGAGGTTGCTCTTGCCAGAAATCCTAACGCTAAGGTCTTAGGTGTAACTGCGGTGTTTACTTGAAGACTGTTTGGAAAGTCTGGAAGTATGCTTTAGGTTCCTTCCAAGATGAAACCACAAAGAGGTATGATGATATTATCTGCATCATCAGGACTTTTATCTTTGTACAATTAGTTGTTACTAATTGTTTTATTATAGCAGGTAATATAAGACACTGGAACGATGCAACTGAAAGACTACCTCAACAGCATAAACAACACAAAACACAACTTCATGGATGAAGATCCCTTGAACGAGAAGGGATATCCAGCATACATTATT